TCATTTTCTTCTTACCAAAGGGTTAAGTAATAGAGCTTCCTCTAAATGATTAGGAGCAAAATGAGCATAACGCATAGTCATTTTGATATCAGTGTGTCCTAGGATTTTTTGAAGGACTAAGATGTTGCCGCCGTTCATCATGAAATGGGATGCAAAAGTATGTCTGAGGACGTGGGTCAGCTGCCCGGCCGGTAATTCAATTTCGGCTCTTTCCAGAGCAGACCTAAAAGCGTAATAACACGGGCTAAAAAGCGCGCCATTCTTTTTTGGCAATGTGGCTATGATTTCTGGGGCAAGCGGAATTGTGCGGTTACGCTTGCCTTTCGTTTTTATAAATGTGACCTTCCCGGCACCGATTTGGCTACACTTCAATTTCTCAGCCTCTCCCCAGCGAGCGCCAGTAGCCAGGCAAATCCTGACAATCATCTCCAAATCTTTAGCAGAACTGTGACGGCTTTCCTCTAAGAGCCTATCAATCTGCTCTCCAGTAAGATAGGCCATCTCACTTTCTTCTGTTCTGAACTGGCGAACGTTCTCTAACGGGTTAGGTGCGTCCCATTCCCCGAGTCGTTTTAATTCATTAAATACAGCGAGGAAATATGCGTGCTCTAGGTTCATGGTGCGCGGCGAAACCTGAGTGATTCGCTTAGTCCTGGCAAAATGACCATCCAGCCTTTTAGCCCTGTAAGTGGTAAAAAGCTGTGCGGTGAACTCTGTAGCCATAGGGGAACCCATACACTCGTCAGCCCAAAGCATGGCGCTTTTACGCTTCTCTCCATCGCGCAGGGTTATCCCATGGCGCTCAAACCAAAGATGTATCAAATCTGACAGGCGGCGTTTGTCTTTGCCCTGACCAAGCCAAGGTGCGTCCTCCACTTTCTGGAGGGTGTAATTTTCAAACGCCAGCGCTTCGCCTTTGGTGGCAAATTTTTTGCGAACCCGCTTGCCGCGTTTACCGTTGCTTCTGTCTACAGTGTAAAAGTCAGCAACCCATTGACCATTGTCTAATTTCCTAACTGGCATAAGTTAACCATTAAGAATACGTTGTTTCTGTTGCTGAAATTCTTCTTCAGTCAGTATCCCTTCTTCTTTCATTTCTGCCAGCCGTTCAATTTTTGACATTTGTTCGTCAAAAGAATTAGTGGCTTTAGTTGGTTCTTGTTGTGAATGGGCGGGGGTGTTCAAAGTGTTTCTAGTTTCATTCACTAAGTTGGTGAACGGAATTACTGATCCCTTCATTACATTTTTAATGGTGTAATTTTGGCCACTGGTAGAAATCATAATTTCACCAAACATAAGCCCGGTTTTACCGCCAACACTCACTATATTGTTGAGGTTAATGTCGACTTGCTTAACGCCAAAAATCATACCCTTATCGAGAAAAATTACTCGTTTGTTAGTAAGGGTTATTAGCCATGTGTTGCCATCCATCATTCCGCTGGCAATTGCCACTGGTTGTTCGCCAGAATTTAAAATCTCCGGTAGGTGGAAAAATTCTTTTTTGGTGCCAAAAGGGGTATCAGATACCACACTGGCCAATCGTTTCATCTCTGCTTTCAGCTGATCTTTTGATGCTGTTTTGTAGTCAATCATCTTCAAATCCTTATGATTATTTTATGGTCAAGACAACTCTACCAATGGTTTTTATATCTTCAATTGAGCAGTCAAACGCCATACCAACGCCACTAACTCTTACTTTCTTAACAGGGATGCGGGTAAGGGTTCGAATGCTGGTTTTACCTTCAATTTCAACTAGCCATTCATCGTCATAAACCTCTGTAAAAGAAGTATCAACGATAAACTGATTATTCCCCTCAAGGACACATATTGGGGAATTTGGTAAAGGGGTGCCTGGTAAAAATGAGACTTTATCCAGCATGTACATACCAGCATCGTATAGAAGACCATCAACAATTTTTCGGCGGGGCATTTTCAAAATGTCGAGTTCTTCGTCGTCAAATTTCCTACCTTGTCCTGTAGCAAGCCACTCCAGAGAAGCGCCAGTTTCAGCTACACACCTGACAACCATATCAGCCGGAAAAATCCCCCTCTTGAATCGTGCAGACAGGCTGCTGGAAGCCATATCGAAGTGTTCTGCTAATTGAAGTTTTGAGGTGAATCCATAAGCGTCAACGACCCGATCTAAAACGTCGCTACTGTGTCCTATTTGTTCAAAGGAAAATTTGCTCATTAGCTCGCTCTTTCGATTAAGTCGAAATTGATATTGATTTCTCGATTTAGTCGAAGTAGAGTCTCCGTGTTGTAGGTTAAGTCGAATATTGGTTGATAGCGGTGGATATTGGCGTATCCCCTAACCGGAGAAGTTTGCATTATGCGTCCCAACATTACAATCGTGATCCCAGATCCATACATCCCACTTGATGAATATTGTCGTCGTACGGGTATGTCCAGAAGTACAGCTGAGAACCTGATTTCATACGGAAAATTGCCCATCAAACCCAAAGGCGCGCAAAAAAAAGGTTTGGTTGAGGTCAATATGGCAGCCTTAACCGTTATGGCGTTAAGCGAATGCAATGTTTCGCTTAACGCGTAAATCATCCTACGGATTAGAGCGGGGCTAACAATGTTTGATTATCAGACCTCTAAACATGCTCACTTTGATGCGGCTTGCCGAGCATTTGCAATTGAACACAATCTGGAAGATGTAGCCGCTGCCGTTGGCATGAGGCCGCAGATTCTGCGCAATAAATTGAATCCAGCACAGCCGCACCGTTTAACCTGTGACGAGCTTTTAGCCATTACGGATTACACCGAAGATGCGCGTTTACTGGATGGGATGCTGGGGCAGATTAACTGCCTTCCATCCGTACCAGTGAACAATGCCACAGAAGGCAACATGCAGTTGTGCGCACTGAGTGCCACAGCCAGTGTGGGCGCAATTGCTGGGGAAGCCGTATCAACTGGTCATATGACTGCCGCCCGCCGTACACAAATTCTGGATCGCGCTCGCGATGCAATCCGTAGCTTATCCGTTCTGGCTTACACCGTTGAAAGCCGTATCCAGTCTGCGCCCGTTCTGGCCGCGGCGGTGGATCTGGTGACGGCTAACGCCACCGGCTTGATGTGAGGGAGCACCATGAAAGCGTTTGTCACTTACCTGAAAAAAGAATCACCAGCTATGCAGTTGCCGAGTGGTTCAACGGGCTGGATAGAACTGCCGAACGGCCAGCGCTGGAACCCAGGCCACACGTATAAATTCAATGCGCATGAGCCTATTCGAATGAAAAGTGGGGCGGTTTTGCGTTTCTTGTCTACAAAAGCCCGTCGCCTGGTTGGATGTATAGGGGGGCGCAATGGCGATTAGCCAGGAGCAACAAAAGCGCGGACTGGAACATTTAAAACAGATCCGCCGCAAATACTTCAGTGAAAGCAGCGAGGCCGCTGCATGGTGGGACAACCTGACACCGGAGTGGCGCGGCGTGGTGCTTCATGCCGCTGCGGTTACTTCGGGCGCCAGGGCATATAAAGCCCACTTAAGCAAGTGCTGCTGGCGTGAGCTTTATGAACGCCTGGGCTATCGGGACATGATTCTGCTGCGCCAGGGCATTTCACGGGCGCGGTTAACGTTTGAAGGTTTCGGCAGTTTACGTGACAGCGATTTTTCAAAGCGCACCGCGAACCGCCCGATCAAAAAGGTACATCCAATTTATAGCAGTAGCGGGGTGCAGATGGTTATAGCGCCTCACATCGTCCATAAGTTGCAACAACAGGGGAATCTCTGATGGCCATTATTTCCGTTGAAGGTAAATCGTTAGGTGCTGAGCTGGCCGTGTGGGGCGTTCCACATAATTACGCCGTGGCTTTTGCAGAGAAAAGTACCAGTAAAAATGGTCGCATTGCGCTGCATCCATTCTTCTTTAATGACACTGAGCACATGACTAATCCGCGTCACTGGCTGGCAATCAATGCCGCTTTCTGGTGCTGCGTGTACCGCGAGGCCGAAAGCAAAGAAGCACAGATTGAAGCGCTGGCCGGAATCCGTGCAATTTTCTACACGGCCGGTGCGCTGGGTGTTGGCGAAATTAAAGCACTGATCCAGGAGTGGTGGCGGACAACGTACGAGCTGCACCTTATTCCAGCACCGAACCATTCCGCCGTCACTGTACAACCCGCTTTTCACTAATTAACAACCTGAATTTTTTGGCCACCGCTTAGGTGGCCGGGGATTCTTTTGCCTTAAGGAAACCAAAATGCACATGACACGTCAGGATTTACCCGCAACGAAATCAGGTACTGACCTGCTGGTTATGCTCACCAAAGCCACGCAGGAAGGTAAAGCCGCAGCTGCTGATCTGTGCTCCACCCGTCTGGATAAGCTGGCCACTCATGCGGTCAATGAAGGTTTAAGCGCAACGGAAATCGTTGAGTTAATCCGCGAAGAAGCCGCAGCGATTTGCAGCAAAGGCGGTGCCGCATGGCAGTAAAAATTCATACGGTAAAAATCGCGCCCAAGTACCTTAACGCAGTAGTCGCTGGTCAGAAAAAAGCAGAACTGCGTAAGAATGATCGTAACTATAAAACTGGTGATGTTCTTTCGCTGTGTGAGTGGAAGCACGGGAAATTCACCGGGCGAGAGTGGGCGGCGGTTATTACCCATGTTTTGCCGGTGAATGAAATCATTGCCAATACGGATAACTGGGTAGTGTTGTCTGTTCGGCCATTATCACCCCTTGAAGTGCTGGAATACATCATTTCTAACGGCGTATCAGAATTGCTTTTAAGTGGGGTTGAATATGGCCGTTAAAACTCCGCTTAAGTGGGTGGGCAGCAAAGCCCGCCTTATGCCGCAGTTGCTTCCCCATCTGCCGGAGGGTAAGCGCCTGATAGAACCTTTTGCCGGTTCCTGTGCTGTCATGATGAATACGGATTATGACGCGTACCTGATCGCTGATGTGAATCCTGATCTGGTAAACCTGTATAAGACGATGGCTTATCACACCGACGCGTTGCTTATTGAGCTGGAGGCTTTATTTTCTGCCGGTTCAGTAGGTGATGAAGAAAACCGGGCAATTTTCTATTACGCGGTACGTGATGCCTTCAACCAGTCCGGCAAATCCTTTGATTCTGAATCTGTGGAAGCTGCGGCGCGTTTTCTTTATCTGAACCGTCACTGCTTCAATGGCCTGTGCCGATACAATCGCCGTGGGCAGTTCAACGTTCCGTTTGGTAAGTACAAAAAAACCTACTTTCCTGCTGATGAAATCCGCGCTTTTGCTGAAAAAGCGAAACGTGCAACGTTCATTACTGCCCACTATTCAGAAACGCTTGATTTGGTAAGGGACGGGCATGACGTTGTTTATTGTGATCCGCCTTACCTGACTGATACCGACAATTTCACCGCTTACCATGAGCGCGGTTTTTCGCACATGGATCAGGGACGGCTGGCGCGTAAGCTGCGTCGCCTGGCTGAGCGTGGGATTAGGGTTGTCGCGTCAAACAGCGATCTGGAAATGGTGCATTACCTGTATGCAGGATTTGACGCTGTGCGGGTAAATGCGCCACGCAGTGTGGGTGCAGCAGCTGCAAGCCAGAAAGTTGCCGCAGAGCTGATTCTTAAGTCACCTGCAAACCCGGCGATCGACGTTAGGGCGGTGGTGGCATGATGGTGGAAATAATCACCGGCATTTATGCCTTGTTTGCCTGTATCACTTTCGTTTTTCTCTTGTGGGACGAATGCCAGGATGAATTTGATCACGATGCTGAGGACTTAGGGTTAATCACTCTGAGTGCGGTTTTCTGGCTACCGCTGGTAGCGTCCGTACTTGTGGCTTTCCTGGTAGATTTCTGGCGCAAGTGGGTTAACCGTGGTTGATATGCTGGAGCCTGGCCAACACCACGCCGTCAATGCCTGGCGGCGTGAAACCTTTGCGCCTGGCACTCCTTCAGATGCAACGATCACAGAACGCCGTTTGTGGGCTGTAAACCCACAGGATTATGAATGGCGTTCCCAGTACCTGCATGAAATACCCGACTGGTTAGCCGGGTATTTTGGCAACCGTTACGAAAAGCTGCTGGCTGGCCGTGACGGGCGTCGCCGTGCCAATACATTCCTGCGCAAAACTATCGGCGGGAATGTATTGCCACGTCTGCGCAAAGTGGCTGCACGTTACAAACTGGCCGCTGATGCACTTGATCTTCCTTTCGGTAAGTCGCTGGAGCGACTGCCGTCACTTGACCGCCCGGAACTCAAAAAACTGGCTGGCCAGATATCTGGCTGGATCTCCCAGTCACTGTATGACTTTACCGATCAGTTTGTGGGCAGCACTGACGATGCCGCAGAGCTGCGCCGCCGTACGCTGGAGTCTTACCGCCATTTATGCACGTGTTCCCTGATGCTGAACAATCAGCCGCCGTACTGGGCTGAACATGAAGCTAATGGCGGGCAACTGGAAACGCGTAAGGCTGAATCCGGGATCCTCCGCATGATGGCACCAGAATGGTGGTATCAGCGTCTTAAGTGGGCGCGGGATATGCAGCGTGAGCATATGGCCATTGCAGTGGGGCAAGTACAGAAAGCGGCCAGCGCTTATGTGTCCCGTAAAACCCTGGGCGAATGGATAGACCAGAAAAAGCGGAACCTTGAGTTCTTCAAAAAGTTTGACCTGCTGAATGATGAAGGGCTGCGTATTGCGCTGGACAGCATGGTGCACCGCAGCGTTGCTAATCCGGCGATCCGTCGCTGTGAGCTAATGGTAAGAATGAGAGGATTTGAAGATATGGCCAATGAAGAAGGGCTGGCCGGTGAGTTTTACACCATCACTGCGCCATCGCGATTCCATGCGGTACACAGCAAAGGGGGCTTTGTTTCACAGTGGGATGGCTCCACCCCGCAGGACACCCAGCGCTACTTATGCGGTGTATGGGCGAAAGCCCGCGCCGCTATTTCCCGTGCTGGTATCCATGTTTTTGGTTTTCGTGTGGTAGAGCCTCACCACGATGGGACACCGCACTGGCACATGCTGCTTTTTATGCGTCCTGGTGATGTGGATACCGTGCGCGATATTCTTTGCTATCACGCCAGAATTACCGACTCCGAAGAACTGCAAACGCCAAACGCGCTAAAGGCACGTTTCCATGTTGAAGCCATCGATCCCGCTAAAGGTTCGGCTACGGGTTACATCGCCAAATACATATCCAAAAACATTGATGGGTTTGCGCTGGATGGTGAGCAGGACGACGAAACAGGGGAGAACCTGCGGGATATGGCCAAGTCCGTTTCTGCATGGGCTTCACGCTGGCGCATTCGCCAGTTTCAGCAGATTGGCGGTGCGCCGGTGACAGTCTGGCGCGAGTTGCGCCGGTTACGTGATCAGGTGCTGACTGACCGCAGAATGGATGCGGTTCTGGCTGCTGCGGATGTTGGGGACTGGGCGGCATACACCCAGGCGCAGGGTGGCGCACTGGTTGCCCGTCGTGATCTGGTTGTTCGTCTGGCTTATGAAATCACAGAGCAGGGCAATGAATACGCAGAGGACGTGCAGCGCGTTCAGGGTGTCTATTCTCCATTGATTCCAGATTCAGCGGTATGTACGCGCCTGGTGAAGTGGCAGAAGGTTGCGAAGTTGGCCGAAGCGCCAGCGGAGGCGGGTTTTTCTGGCGGCAACGCCGCCCCTTGGAGTTCTGTCAATAACTGTACGGAGGGTGGAACCCGCAGACGGTTAAAACTGGAATTGCGCAGCCGGGGTTTTGAAGGTTCTGACGATGAAATAGCCATTCTCATGCGGGGTAGTGGTTTGAGATTTGGCCAGGTGGCATTGATTTACCGTAATGGCCGGTTGCAAGAGACACGAAGCGAGCCAATGCACGAGCTGTGGCCGGGGTGGTTGTAGCGGTATAAATCTGTGTAACACGTTCATTTGTCAGTAGATGGCAGGAAAATACATTTCACAATTTGTGCTTTACGGTGTACTGTATGCATATACAGTAATATATTGTTTGTGGGGGCTAAATGGATCTTTTGGAAGCGTCGGCACAGCTGGAGCGCATTGAGTTATTGGCCAAAATTGCCCATGTGTACGAAAGTAACCAGAGAGAAAAAACAATCGCTTTGGCCTGGATTGGTGAGATTGCTGGAGAAATGCGGGAGATGGTCAGAACAGAAGCTAAAAACCCCCAGGAAGGGGGCTTATCAGGCGGCGGGAGTCGCTTTCAGTAGGTCTAATGCCATTTGGCGCTGATCGGGTGAAAGTGCATTCAGTATTTTCTGCACCATCGCATCACCCGTTTTCGCGCTGGGGCTGAGAGTGTGGGAGAACGTCAGATTCATCACAAACGTATGGCCACACTCCACATCTGAACAGGCGCAGTAAATATCCGCAATCTGCCGGTGCTTCCGGTTTGTTTTACGAATAACAGCCTTTGAGCCGCATTCCGGGCATTCGATTTTCAGAACTCGCATATTCCATGCTCCAGCTGTTAAATGATGCCTGGATTTTAGCCTTTTTCGCCTCATGCCGCATCCTTATCCGTTGATTCTGTGTAACTTAAATCAAAGTTAAGGTGCAGCCGTTCCGGGATTTCGGGATCGTTGTTAACAGCGGTCATAAACCGGCGCTGAATGGGCGCTATCTCGCTTTTCTTGTAAATCCTTTCCGCCTTTTCAACATCTCCCAGACCGGCAGTGTTCTGCGGGACAATTCCGGCCAGTCCTGCCGGAAAGCGGTGCGCGTTGAGAATGTCCTGCGCACTGATGTTTTTGATGTTGGCAAATTCATCTTTTGCAGAGATATCCCCCATTTCAATAAACTTGATCGCATCCCCATCCCCGCCAGGAATGTTCACCAGAATGGTGGAGAAGTTGCCAATACCTTTGCTGTCCCGCAGCTGCTGTTCAATTTCTTCTTCCATTTCATCCGTCATACTGGGATCGCGCGTGTAGAGAATGCCGCCAGTATGAGCGCCGTTGTGGTAGTAGCGGCGGCGAAAAATTACGGCTTCACTGTTAAGCAATGCCGAGTGTACGCCGCCGATATAGTCGGGCAGCCCGTAAATATGCTGCTGTGGGTCGTACATCTTGATAAAAATGATATCTTCCTGCGGCCATACCTGCGGTTCACCGTCCTGCAATACCACATAATCACCGGGCTGATCAGTGGCTTTATCCCTGACTTTACGGCGGCGAATATACAGGCCGGGTAAAGGTTCCAGGGCAATCACATCCCCCCATCCGTTGCGGATTTTGCCAATCGCAATATCCCCGAAGGTTGTATAGTCAAACGCTGCGGCTTCCAGCTGGTCGTAAGTCAGGCCACCGCCCAGATAATCAGACACAATCATATTTTTCCGGGCGTGGATGATGCCGCCATGCTGACCGTTCAGATTGATAAGCTGTGCCAGTGCCAGCCGGTCAATCGGCTGGGTGAAGTGATCGGCGGCATTGTCGTACCAGATGTCGCGGTAATCCGTGCCGGTGGTCAGGACGGGTTCCGGTTTGCCGAATGTAATGATGCTCATTTTTTTTGACTTATCGCCGCGCGGGTTGCGCTTAACGAAGCGGTTTTTTTTACTCATGCAGCCTCTTTCCTTACACCCCAGCGGGATTTCGGTTTGTTTTCGTAGTTGAGTGGTTCGTTATGCAGGGCGTGGGTAATTGCCCAGAACGCCTCTGCGTGGCCAGTGTCCTGGCTGCGGTCAGCGACAAATGTCATGGCGTTACCGCTTTGCGTTGTAGTACGACGTACAGCCATAAAGCTGGCCGGGATCTCTTTCAGGTTCTTGTCCCATTCAATACGCTGGCTTTCCACCACGTCCGCCGCTTTCAGTACCAGCTGATTTTTCGTGTTCATGTCGTAACGAATGGCGACGGCCACGCGCATGGCAAAATGTTGGATGTTGTCAAAAACCCCCTGGCCAATACCGGTAACGTCCACTCCCAGATAAGTGAAGTTGTATTTTTTAAACAGGAGTTCGATCTGTCTGGCCTGATAGCGGAAGTTCATGCCCTTCCAGTTAATGACCTTCAGAACGCGGAACTTCTCTGCGGCGTACATCGGCGGGGCAATAATCACAAAACACGACAAATCGCCGCTGCGTGCCGGGTCAAAGCCTCCCCATACCGGCCTGTCACCAAATGGCCGTGCAGCGTCCGGGTTGTGATCCTGCCAGGTGTCCACCTCCACGCCGCAGGCTTCCAGGTCTGAAAAGCTGAATACGGAATCCTTGCTGTCCACGAACACGCACATGTAGAGCATGTTGAAAGTGGCTGTGTTGTAGCGGTTGCGCAGCTTCTCGATGTTGGCCAGGTTGAAGCCGCCCGCAATGGCATCCTCCATCGTGATGACATAGCGCCACTGCCCATCCGGGCAAAGCCGTCCGCCGTTGCGCATTTCATCAAAGGACGGGAACTGGGCAGCCGCGCGTTTTTTGCTGCCCTGTTTCCATTCTTCACCCGTCCAGAACGGATAAGCCTGGTGCGTTTTGGCTGATGGCGTTGAAAAGTAGGTGGTGCGCCATTTGTCATGGGTGGCCATTGCGCTGGCCACTTCGTTAAGCCTGGCGAAGTTAGGCACCCAGAAATATTCGTCACAGTACAGGTGGCCACTGTAGGACTGCGCCGTGTTTTTGTTGGTTGAGAGAAAACGCAGTTCAGCGCCATTGCTGAGGCGGATCGGGTTGCCGGTCAGCGTGATGCCAAAATACTGCTCTGCAATGTTGACGATGTAAGACCGGAAGTATTCCGCCTGGACTTTGGAGGCTGACAGGAAGATTTGCGGATCGCCTGTCATGACCGCGTTTTCAAAGGCTTCAAATGCAAAGTACCAGGTGGCACCGATCTGGCGACTTTTAAGGATGTTCCTGACCTGCTGGCCTATGTTTCTGCGCAGGTGTTTCTGGTATTCAAAAAGATGTTCTTCCGCCCAGGTGTCAAAATCCGCCTGGGTCAGAGAAGAAATATCGTTTTTCCTGTTTTTACGTTTGGGGCGCGGTTCATCGCTGTTGCTGTCCCGCGCAGCTGCCTGCCCGTTACTCTGGCCGCTGGCCATCTTTTCTTTATGCTTATTGCTTTGAGCACGTAGCTTTGTGGCGTGGGCAATCAGCATGTCCATTTCTTTCAGGTCGAGATCGGTTTTATTATCGCGGCTGGCCAGCAGCTGGTAGCGGCGTTCAATTGCCTCCTCTGTACTTTCAAAGCTGAGTAAATCAGCCCAGCTGTATTTCTCAGCCCAGTAGTAAACGATCCGCGCATTCGGCAGATTTAATTCTGATGCAATTTCTTTTGGCGTATAGCGGCGCAAATAAAGTGCGCGGACAACGCCTTTTAGTTCTTCTGAGTATTTAGCCATGCGGATAATTATGCCGTGGCTGTTATGAAAAAACGGTGGTGTTAATTCGCGTCTGTTCGGTAATACGTGATAACCGAACTGTTCAGAATAAAGCGTGATGCGGTGGTGGTTTTATTTGGCAATAATTGATTTGCAGCGTCGGTGAATAAATCAGGGGGGATATGTCGCATTTAAAAACTGACTGGCTGTGTGTTGCTACCGAGGGGGATACTGTTGACGGCAGAGATATTAAACGTCAGTGGATTATCGATATGGGGGAAACCTATGACTATAACCACTATGTAGCTTTAATCTGGCCAGAACATGAGGATGATTGCGGTAATTTTGGGGAGGTACTGGAAGCCACTTGGCATGATGGCGATGACGGACTGGCGCGACTTTACGTCAGCCTTTGCCCGAATATGCGTCTGATCTTCGCCAACCATGAAGATCAGCTCCTGTTCTTCTCGATTGAACCGGAAGAAAACTGGCGCGGTAGTGGGCGTACATACCTCAAGGGGCTGGCGGTGACAGATACTCCCGCCAGTGTTGGCACCACACGGCTGCGCTTTAGTAGTCGGCGCAAAAAATTATCTAAGCAGGGATATTACAGTTGTGTGATTTCCCGTGATGGAAAAATAAAACAGGAAATTCGAATGAAGAACTGGCAAAAATTGTTTGGTATTAAACCGAAGTTTGAAGATGAAACGCCGCCTGATGATACTGCACAGGGTGATGATAAGTTACAGGCGCTGGCCAACGCGGTAAACGAACTGGAAGGCCGTGTGGCCAAAATTGAAAATCAGTTGAATGATGTTCAGGGCGATGTGGATACCATTGCGGAAGTGGTCGATACCGAAGAATTTGCAGCTATTCGTGATAATGCAAAAGATATCGTTAAACGTTTTAACGATCTGGGTAATAAATCCACCCGTGCACCAGGGCGCAAGATTTCAGAAAAAGCGGGTAAATTTAATTTCCTGTAATACGTTCTGACATTAATTAGTACAAAACATTTTTATTATCGCTTAATCGCGAGGGAGTTTTATGCACCTTAATAATCGTGCACGGGATTTACTGGATAAATATTCGAGTGGTATGGCGCAGCAGTTTGGCGCACGTGATACCAGTCGTTATTTCTCCCTGAATGACCCGCAGGAAAATGCGCTGCGTCTGGCGCTGCTGGAGTCCGTGGAGTTCCTGAACATGATCACCTGTCTGGATGTTGACCAGCTGAGTGGCCAGGTGATTTCTGTCGGTTCTTCCGTGCTGCATACCGGCCGCAGTGAAAATGGCCGCTTTGTTCGTCAGGTTGGTGTGGACGGCAATGATTATTCACTGGTTGAAACGGACAGCTGCGCCGCACTGCGCTGGGATCTGCTTTCGGTCTGGGCAAATGCCGGTAAGGACGAAAACGAGTTTTACAATCTGGTCCAGGCGTTTACCACACAGGCATTTGCGCTGGATATGCTGCGTATTGGTTTCAACGGTAAGAGCCGCGCTAAAACGACGAACCCAACGGATAACCCGAACGGCGAAGATGTCAACATCGGCTGGCATGAGCGTATGAAAACGCTGCTGGGTGGTAATCAGATTATGACCGATCCGGTCGTACTGGATGAAGCCGGGGATTACAAGTCACTGGATGCAATGGCTTCAGACCTGATTAACGCCAAGATTCCGGCACAGTTCCGCAATGACCCGCGTCTGGTAGTTCTGGTCGGTGCCGATCTGGTCGCCGCTGAACAGTACCGACTATATCAGGCCGCAGACCGCCCGACTGAGAAAATTGCGGCGCAGATGCTGGGCAGCACTATTGCTGGCCGTCCTGCTGTTATCCCGCCGTTTATGCCGGGTAAACGTATGGTCGTCACGCCGCTTTCTAATTTGCATATCTACACCCAGCGCAACACCCGCATGCGTAAGGCGGAATTTGTTGAAGACCGTAAGCAGTTCGAAAACAAATACCTGCGCAATGAAGGTTACGCGGTTGAAGTGCCGGAGCTGTACGCGGCCATTGATGAATCCGCTGTGACCATTGGCAAGGTTTCCGAACCAGCAGAGGGCTGATAAATGGCACTTTCTCCCGCGCAGCGTCACAGCCAGCGCATTGCGATGGAACAAAAGCTGAAACGCAGCCTGGCACTGGAAACCACGGAAAGCATGCACCTGCTGATTAAGGCACTGGAAACGGATGTGGAGTATGCCCGTAACCTGCCGACAATCGCGGATCGCGTTGAGTTTAAACGGGATGTGTTGCTGCCGCGCTGGACACCGACTGTGGAAGCCTATCTGGAAAGCGGGCAGGTGTACGCCAACCCGGTATTTGCCTGGTGTGTTATCTGGCTGTTTGACGTGGGTGATCTGGATAAGGCGCTGGACTGGGCTGACATTGCAATCAGCCAGCAGCAGGCAACCCCGGATCGGTTACGCAGTAATTTTCCCACGTTCGTGGCCGATACGATGCTGGCCTGGGCGCAGGAAACATCAGGGCGCGGGGAAAGTGTTGAACCGTATTTCTCCCGCACATTTGAGCGTGTCGCCAGTACCTGGCGGCTGCATGAACAGGTCACGGCCAAGTGGTTCAAGTTTGCGGGGCTGGAGCTGCTGCGCAGCGAAGATGGTCAGACAACGGCCGCGAGTGTGGATGATATCGAAACGCTGGAGAAAGCCGATCGATTGCTGGCCACGGCAGAAAAATACTATTTAAAAATCGGCGTCAGAACGGCAAGGCAGACGATTGCCGCCCGTATCCGAAAACTGACGCAGGGGTAAAGACTACCGCAAGCCAGGCGGACGCGGTGGAGGGCAGAACACTCCGTGTGTCGCTGTGCCGTGGATACCGGCCAGTCCGCCTTTTTCGGGGGAATTATGTTTAGCGGAAAACCGCTGGATTATCAGGATGAACCGCTGACGAATAACGGGTTCTGGCCGGATCTGAATCTGAAGGACTTTCAGGCGCAGCGGTCACTGCCAGCCGATATTGATGCGGACACCATTAGTCAGGCGTTGCTGGCCGCTGTCGCGGAGGTGAATGCCGAGCTGGAGAACGTGGAGGCCAGCTGGAAAGCAAAAGGCCACACGCTGGCGGCAGATGTTCCGGGCGTAAAGATGGGCGGGCTTAACAGCCTGTGTGCCCAGTACATGAAAGCGGTATTTGCCAGGGCGAAAGCGGATTTACTGGGGGAGTTCGCCACTGTCGGGCGGCGTGAAACCCATCCGGGGCAGGAGAGCATGGAAACCCGCGCCGGGTTACTGGCTGAGGCTTCAGTGGTGATCCGTCGCATGAAGGGGCTTAAACGGGCAACGGTGAAAAAAGTATGAGCCAGACGCAGCTTGAGAGCCTGACCGCATTTTTTCAGCAGAACGTGCCGCCGCGCGCCATGCAGTCATTTGACAGTGTGCTGGATGAAATGAAGTTCATCCCCGCTGCGAAGGATTATGGGCTGGGACAGTACCGCCAGGCGGTGATTCGCTATGACGCGGTAATCAGCTGGCAGCGTTTCCCGTACCGCCTGTGTCCGCCGCAGTTGCTTATGTCGCTGTTGGCCGCGTGGCTGGATGAGGCTGACAGGGAATTACTGGATGAAGTCGGCCTGACTGAAGCTGAACCTGACTGGGATGTGTCAGTGGAAGATGAGGAAACCGCCACCATTGTGCTGACGGTACCCATGGCGGAAGAACTGGTGATCAGGGAGGACGAAAACGGGGCGATCCCGTGGCAGGGGAAACGCTGGTCGCTGGTTAACCCTGAAGTCTGGATAGCGATCACCGCCAATATTTATGGCGTGGATGAAACCGGTGCGCCGGTAGGCGGTAACGAATGATTGCCGGTGGCGAGCTGAATAAAAAACAGCTGGCAGAGTTGCGTAAATCACTGGCCAGCATGGAGCTGCCACCCAAAAAGCGCCAGCGTCTTATCTGGAGGCTGGCTAAATATGGCGTGATTGCCGCCGCAAAACGGCATGTCCGCAACCAGGAAGCGCCGGATGGCCAGAAATGGCCGGGGCGTAAAACGAAGCGCAAAGGGAAGATGCTGCGAAACCTGCCAAAACTGCTGCATATCCGTGAAATGCCAGAAATTCAGGCGGTGCGGATTTATTTGCAGGGCGGTGGCTACCGGAACGGGGAAACACCGGTACCGGCCGGGACAGTCGGATATGCGCAACAAAACGGGATGCGTGTCAGTGTCCGCCGTCGCAGCCAGCCACGGAAGGCTGAGGCCGGAAAAATGGCCACGCCAGCCCAGGCCAAAAAACTGCGGGCGCTGGGGTACCGGGTGCGCACCGGTAAACGCTGGAAAAAGCCCACGCTGGGCGAGTTAACCCAAACGATGCCATACAGCCGGGCGGGGTTACTGATTCGAAAACTCAGCGGTAAGGCGGTGAAAACCAGCTGGACAGTGGATCTTCCTGCCCGTGTCTTTCTGGGCATGAGTGACGATGAATTTGATAACGCGCTGGCGCGTCAGCTTCAGGCCATCGGCTTTGGCTGGGATGTTAAGGCGCAGGATATTAAGGGGAAAGCATGACCTGGCCAAACGTGACCGTGAACCAGGTAAACCAGTTGCTGGGTGAAACCAATGAAGTGGAACGCACGCTGCTGTTTATCGGTACGGGTACCAAAAATGTGGGGAAAACGCTGGCGGTGAATGCCCAGAGTGATTTTGATGCACTGCTGGGAGAAGGGGAAAGCCCGCTGAAAAACGATGTTCTGGCGGCACTGGCAAATGCTGGTCAGAACTGGTGGGCATTTATGCATGTACTGCCCGCAGATGCAGAGGACGATGCCTGGGTGAAAGCGGTTCTGGCCGCGCAGGTGGTGTGTTCGGTGGAAGGGGTGGTGCTGTCCAGTGATGTGACGGCAAAAGCCCAGGTGAATCAGGCAGCGACGTTGCGATCCACGCTGATTTCCAAATATGGGCGCTGGGTGTGGTTCATCCTGGCCGTGCAGGGAATGCAGGAAGAAGAAGCCCAGGCGGATTACCTGACCCGTGTGTCTGCCCTTCAGGACGGTATTGCAGAGAAGGCGGTGCAACTTGTTCCGCGTCTGTGGGGAAATGAGCCGGGTGTGCTGGCTGGCCGTCTTTGCAGTCGTGCCGTGACTATCGCAGACAGTCCCGCCCGTGTGAAAACCGGGGCGCTGCTGAATCTGGGCAGTGATGAAATGCCGGTTGATGGTACCGGGGCGGTACTGGAGCTGGCCACGCTTCAGGCACTGGAAGCGCAGCGTTTTAGTGTGCCGATGTGGTACCCGGATTATGACGGCTTTTACTGGGCTGACGGGCGAACGCTGGATGTGGAAGGCGGCGATTATCAGTCGATTGAAACCCTGCGTGTTGCCGATAAAGCGGCGCGTCGTGTACGTCTGCTGGCGATCAGCAAAATCGCGGATCGTTCACTGAACAGCACCCCGGGCAGCATTGCTGCGCACCAGACGCTGTTTGCACGTCCACTGCGTGAAATGTCCACGGCAGCCAGTATCAATGGCGTGTCATTTCCAGGGGAAGTGAAGCCGCCGCAGGAGGGTGATGTGACCATTGTCTGGAAGAACAAAAAGACGGTGGATATTTATCTGGTGGTACGCACCTGGGAAGTCCCGCTGCAAATCACCATCAGTCTGTTACTGGATGCCAGTCTGGAGGCCGCTGCATGAGTAAACGTATTTCGGGTATGTCGTTTGATACCTATCTCGATGGTGATCTGATCCACATCGAGAAAATCACACTCGATATCACGGATAACAGCGCCGCAGCCCAGACCCGTGGTGTGCCAGATGGCCATGTTGATGGTGATGTGGCCGCAGAGGGAGAAATTGAAGTCAGTTCCAAAGTGCTGGGCGTACTGACAGCCAAAGCCCGCGCCGCAGGTTCGTGGCGTGGTATTCCGCCGCTGGATTTCCTTTTCTATGCCAAAGCGGGCAGCGAAGAAATGAAAGTGGAATCGTTCGGCAACAAACTCCAGCTGAGTAATCTGCTGGATATCGATCCAAAGGGCGGCGGTGTGGCGACGCACAAAATCAAATATTTTGTGACCAGTCCCAAGTTCGTGAACATCAACGGTGTGCCGTATCTGGAAGCGGAAGCCACGGAAAACCTGATCGGATAAGGAAGCCGGAATGCAGGAACATGAAAAGAGCCTTTATTCACTGCTGATTATGGGAGCGCTCATTGCTGTTGCGAAGGTGCTGGCCAGTGATGATCCCATTACACCGCGCCTGTTTATCAGCCGTGTGATTTTGGGCAGTTTTGTTTCAGTCATCGCTGGCGCGGTGCTGATTCAAATCCCGGAGGCCAGCCCGCTGGCTATTCAGGGACTCGGTGCAGCGCTGGGTATTGCAGGTTATCAGGCTGTTGAAATGTGGCTGCGCAGACGTGCAGCGGGAAAGAAAAACGGGAGTGTGACAAATGACCCTGAGTGAAAAGCAGCAGCTGTTTACCGTCATGGTAGCCAACCTGATCCACTGGGCGGAAGAACGCGGCTACCGGCTGACGTTTGGTGAAGCGTACCGCACCCCGGAACAGGCGGCGCTGAACGCGAAGAAGGGCAGCGGCATTTCTAACAGTCTGCACACCCAGCGTCTGGCCGTGGATTTTAATCTGTTTGTGAATGGCCAGTACCAGACCCGAACAGAGGACTATCTGCCGCTGGGTGAATACTGGGAATCGCTGGGCGGAAGCTGGGGCGGACGTTTCAAATCCAGACCGGACGGGAATCATTTCAGCCTGGAACATAACGGGGTGCGCTGATGAGTCACGCGCAGTGGCTGGTTGTGGTGGTGCTGGCGTTTGTCTGGGGCTGGCTGACCGCTGACTGGCGGCGCGACAGCCTGGAGCTGGCAATCAACACGGCGGCGCAGGTGGCGGGTAATGAATCGCGCAAGGTGATGCAGGGTATTGCCAGTGATTCCGCCAGGGCGCTGGAAGATAAACTGGAGGCGCTAAGAAATGCGCAACCGCGAGAAATCCGCACGGAAGTGCTTAAGCCGGTTTTTACTAACAGGTGCCTGTCTGATGAGTTTGTCAGCATGTACAACAGCGCTGTCGCCGGTACCGAACGTGCGTTATCAGGAAAACCTGAAAACACGATGCGCCACGCAGCTGCCGCGCCTGAACGGGGCAACAGGTAAAGACGCAGCGGAACTGCTGACTGCTTACCTTGAAATATATGGCCAGTGTGCGGCGCGTCATAATCAGTTAGTCGATGAAATTAATTTAAGAGAGCGTGTTATTTATGGAACAAATTAAACTGAGTGTTTGTGGTGCGGATATTGTTTTTGAACCTAATCAAACGGCTTACAACAAACTGATTAATGAAATGGCAATGGATAATAAAGTTGCACCTGCAAATAATTATCTGATGCGTATTGTTACCCCGGAAACGAAAGAAGCACTGATTGACGTATTAAAACGTCCGGGTGCTGCGTTGCAACTGGTCAGTAAGGTTAATGATATTTATGCGCCGGAACTGGAGATTGAAGTAAAAAACTGACAAAGCGAGTCCATGATATTGAACGAAATGGACTCGAACAGTATTTAATTCTTCGCCGTCATTATTTACCACATGGTCAGGATTCCGTTGACGATATTGCCGCCGCTATATGGCTGGATAACCGTCACTGGGAATATACGGGAATAGCCGTGGCTAATGGTGTGGCTAAAGCATTTAAAGGCACTGAATGAAACAGTTAGATTTTACATTAAGCCTGATTGATAAATTGTCCCGCCCGTTAAAACAGGCGCAGGGCAACGTAACGGGCTTTGCTGAAAAATCAAAAGAAGCCTTTATGCAGATTGGTGGCGGCGTTCTGGGGCTGGCGGGTACAGGGATGGCCATTAAAGGTGCGCTGATGCCTGCCATTGAAATGTATGACGCGCTGAATGATGCGGCCGCAAAAGGGATTGATGATTCTGCGCTTAAGGCCGTTCAGCGTGATGCGTTGCGCTTCAGTACAACCTACGGCGCCAGCGCGGTGGAGTTCGTCCAGTCCACGGAAAGTATAAACGCCTCCATTGCCGGGCTGACCGGGAATGAGCTGCCGAAAGTGACGAAAGTCGCTAATACCCTGGCGTTTGCGCTCAAATCCACCGCAGCGGAAACCGCTGAGTTTATGGGGCAGATGTTTGGTAATTTCTCCGCCGATGCCAACCGGCTGGGAAAGGTTGAGTTTGCTGAACAGCTGGCCGGAAAAATGGTGTACATGCGTAAAACCTTTGGCACGGAAATGGCCGCTATCAAGGATTTGATGGAAGGGGCGCGCGGCGTGGGTACCAACTACGGCGTGGGGCTGGATGAACAGCTGGCCGTGCTGGGACAGCTTCAGCGGACACTGGGCACGGAAGCCAGCAGCGCTTATGAAGGCTTTATGACCGGAGCCATTGAGGGCGGTAAAAAGCTGGGGCTGTCCTTCACGGATTCCACCGGCAAAATGCTGTCCATGCCTGAAATGCTGATCAAGTTACAGGGCAAGTATGGCAAAAGCCTGGAAGGGAATCTGAAAGCCCAGGCTGAACTGGATGCGGCATTTGGTGACAGTTCGGCGGTGGTAAAACACCTGTACGGTAATGTGGCGCTGCTTCAGCGCAATATCACTGAACTGGGCGGCGCGGATGGCCTGAAGCGTACCCAGGAGATGGCGCAGAAAATGGTGAAGCCGTGGGATCGCTTTGTCGCAATCCTGAAGGCTATCCAGACCGTAATCGGCCTGACGTTGATCCCTGTGCTCTATCCGGTCCTGAACCGCCTGGCCGATATGGGGCAGACCTTTGCCCGCTGGATGCAGCTGTTTCCCAACATTGCGCGTGTTGTCGGGTATGCGGCAATGGCCTTGCTCAGCTTTGCGGCTGTGGGCGCAGTCGCCAATATTGTGATGGGTGTCTCCAGATTCATCATGATGGGGTTGCGCGGGATCTGGGTATCGCTGACGGCCGTCACGAAGGTTTACACCGTGGCTGTCTGGCTGGGGAACATTGCTGTGATTGCCTGGAATGCCACGCTGAAATTTCTGCGCGGTACGTTGCTGGCGGTTCGTATGGCGGCAATGATGGCCGGGATTGCTATCAATCTGATGAGCTGGCCGATCCTGCTTGTGATTGGTGCCGTTGCCTTACTTGCTGCCGGTTGCTGGCTGCTGATTAAACACTGGGACACGGTAAAGAACGCGGTCATGGATACCGCTGCATTTCAGGCATGCGCCAGGGTAGTGGCATGGCTTGCCGGGGTGTTTGCTTCAGCCTGGCAGTTTATCAGCGAAGGCTGGAACAGTTTTATTTCCACGCTGACAGGGTTTTCTCCTTCTCAGGCATTAAGCGGGCTGGCCACGGGCATTGTGTCATTGTTTGATAATGTCTGGCTGTCGGTTAAAAACGGCTTTCTGAAATCATGGAACTGGATTGTAAGTAAATTAAATAATATTCCGGGTGTTGATATTGAACTGGCGGGCGCTGCTTCTGCGGGTATCGCTAAAAATGAAACAGCGGTGTATCCGGTACCAGAGTTAAAACAATCTGCGAAAGCTGAGGGCGCACTTCCTGCGGTGACGCAAAATAGCTTCACCCCAGACAGGCTTTTAACCGGAGGTGAATTAAAAGGTATTGAGAAGGGCGGAATTACCAAAACGATTAACAGTAATGCTAAGTCCGTAACCGACAATAGCCGGAAAATTGACACGGTAAACATTTATCCGAAAGAAATGATTACACCCGGTCAGTTAATGGAATTTCAGGAGCTGGGCGCATGAGTGAGAGCCTTTATATTGATTTGCTTATTCAGGACGGTGATTTTGTTCTGAATACCGGATATGAACCTGAACTGTGTAATAACCGTAAAAGTATCGGACAGGACATTATTCATTCCATTATTGAAAGCGGGCTGGCAACGGAACTGATTGCCGAACGCAGCCCAACAATGCGGGCGGATATTTTTACCCGTATGGAATTACTGATTGAAGATGATGAACGGATTATTCCGGGAACAGTGGAAATCAGTGAGGAAAGCCAGAAACGATTATGGATAACGGCCAGCACCTATGATTTTGGCGGCATATCTGCGCAGGTGGATTTATGACGGAAAAACCGCAGATTGATTTTGAAGACGTGGTGAAGGCCAGCGGGATGCCGGTGACGGACTCTGAAGTGCGGGATCGCTTTAATGCGATTGCGGCTGAGGAGGGCATGATCACTAACACATCCCGCATGTCACCGTTCTGGCGGTTAGTCACGGCCATTGTCACCGCACCGGTGATGTGGCTGAAAGAGGTTCTGGTGTCCACGGTGCTGGCCAATATGTTTGTGGCCACGGCCAGCGGGAGCATGTTGCGTCTGCTGGCCTGGGCGGTGAACGTGACGGCGAAACCCGCCAGCGCTGCGCAGGGTGTGATCCGCTTCTTTAAGGAAGATGCCAGAGCCGTTGTGACGGTGAAGGCCGGAACGGTTATCCAGACAGAACGCATCAACGGCAGGGTGTACGAACTGGCGACCACGGGCGATATGGTGATCCCTTCCGGCACGGCCAGCGCATTGCTGCCGGTGAAAGCCACCGGAACCGGGGGAGCCTATAACCTTGCGCCAGGGTATTACCGCATTTTACCTGTTGCCGTGGATGGTATCAGTCATGTGGCCAGCGAAGAAAACTGGCTGACGGTGCCGGGTGCCGATGAAGAAAGTGATGATGAACTGCGTGAACGCTGCCGCAACCAGTTCAACCTGGTGGGCAATTACCACACGGATGCGGTTTACCGTTCAATGATTGCCGGTGTTGCCGGGCTGAGTATTGACCGGATTTTCTTTGAGCATGAAGCGCCAAGGGGACCGGGTACCGCAAACGCCTATTTATTGCTGGACAGCGGGGTGGCTTCCGCGCCGTTTGTGAATGCGGTGAATGATTACATCAACACGCAGGGACACCACGGCCACGGCGACGATATGCAGTGTTATGCCATGCCGGAAACCCGTCACGATCTGGCCGTTACTGTATATGTCAGAAATCTGGCCAACCTGACAGACGATGAACGGAACAGCCTGAAGGCCGGGATTGAAAACATGATCCGCTGTGCTTTCCGTGAAAACGCTGATTTTGACGTCAGAAAAACGTGGCCATATTCACGGTTCTCGTTTTCTCAGCTGGGACGGGAGATCCACAAAACCTTTGCGCTGGCGGATTCGCTGTCCTTTTCACTGGGTGACATTACCAGTGAGCTGAATGTGCCGCGCCTGAAGTCACTGGTAGTGAGTCTTGAGAATGAATGAGTTCATGAAAAAGCTGGCCGGGATGGTGCTTCCTTCCTGGATGAATAAGGGGGAGCCGAACAAGCTGCTGAAAACAGTCCGGCGATTCTGGGCGGAGGTTTACGGATGGATAACCTGGCCACTGAACCAGTTTGATCCGCTGACCTGCGCACCGGCATTACTCAACCTGCTGGCGTATGACCGGGACATAACCCGCTTTGATGGTGAGCCATTGAGTCTGTATCGCAAACGGGTGGCGTTTGCCTTCGTGAATGCGCGTGATGCCGGTTCCGTTGAGGGATTTATCAACATCTTTGAGCGGCTGGGCATTGGGTATGTGGAGCTGCGGGAGCGTCAGCCAGGTATTGACTGGGATGTGATCCTGGTGCGTGTGACAGACAGCCAGATCGCAAACAACACTCAGCTGCTTATCCAGATTATCCGGCAGTACGGGCGAACGTGCCGCCGTTATCAGTTTGAGGTGATCACATCGGAAAAAATGGCTATCAGAGCCGGATGGGATCAGGGGGAATATGTGGTTTATCCGGCTTCGTTAGCAGGGACGGAAACCCGAAGCGCGACATTCAGCGCAGGTTTGTAAGGAGTTTTTAATGTCACAGACAGCTATTACGCTGGCGTTTGAACACTGGAAAGCGCAGCAGGGCGCGACCGGCGAGCCGGTGTTACTGGATGAATTTGTGTTTGCGAATGTGCCAGGGCTGAACCCGAATATTCCCGTTGACCGGAATGAAGCACTGCCGCCTGTGGAGCAGATTGTGCACCGGCAACCTGTTACCCGCACTGGCGTGGTGAATGAAAACGGTGTGGTGTATTCCGCCGTTCTGGGTGCTGATGTGGGCGACTTCAGCTTCAACTGGATCGGTCTGGTGAGTAAGGCCAGCGGTACCCTGGCCATGATTGTTCATGCGCCTGTGCAGCAAAAGCTGAAAACAGCGGAAGGGCAGCAGGGGAATGTGCTTACCCGTTCGTTTCTGATGGAGTACAACGGCGCACAGACCGAAACCGGGATTAGTACACCGGCTGAGACCTGGCAGATTGATTTCACGGCGCGTATGGCCGGGATGGATGAGCGTCAGCGTCTGGAGAATGTGGATATTTACGGGGATGCCGCATTCTTTGGCGATGGCTGGCTGGTCGGTAAAACGGGTAATCAGTTTTTTGTCACCAAAGGCACCGGCTATGTGGCGGGGCTGCGTACGTCTCTGGCTGCAAATCAGAATATCACTGTGACGACGAAGCCAGTCAGCGTCTGGCTGGATGTGTGCTGGACGGGATCGCTTACCAGTGTGTGGAATGCGCAGTGCAAAATCACCGTGGCGGAAAGTCTGGCCGATTACGTGCAGAACGGTGTGCAGCATTACGTATTTGCCGTCGCCAGCATTGATGTGAATGGCAATATCACGGATTTGCGGCCAAAAGGATCTCTGGACAAACAAAAGGGAGACAGTGATTTTCTGAGAAAGGATAAGAACCTTTCTGACCTGGAGGATAAAGCCAGCGCCCGCAATTCGTTAGAGCTGAAAAGTGCCGCGCTTCGTGAAGTTGGCACCCTGTTTGGTGATGTTATGGAGGTAGGCGCAGGGAGATTACTTGCCGGAACTTTCATCAATGCTGAAGAGGATGCCAAAAGTATTGGTGAGCGAGCTGCTACTGGCTGTCAGTTTATGCGAGCGCATCAGGCTCCCGACGCGCCAGATCAGGTCAGTTACTGGCAAATTATCACTCTTACTGAGGTCGTGAGTCCGACTTCCGTGGTGGATGTGCTGGCCATCAGTGGCAATAACGTCGTCTTTGGTCATGGTACAGGTGCAGGTATTACCTCATGGCGGCATGTGGCGATGCTGGACGGTGCAGCCTTTACAGGGGATATTTCCGCTTCCAATGTGCGTGGTGGTACTTCTGTCACTATTGGTGATGGCACAGGGGGGATGGTTACAGGTGGCGTTGATGGCGCAGGTTTTAACGGCAATAACATGAATGTTAAGTCATGGGATGGCATTGGTTTTCAGAACGCAGCAGACCTTGTTATTCGGGCTTATATCAGCACAAAACTTGGGATTATCGCGGCCAGTGAATCCGTGTATGCAGGTAGCGCTAATCTGTATAAAAACGGTGATGTGTATGGTGACAAATGGAGCACCGGAAATGGTCCTAACTGGCTGAGTTTGTTCATTGAACATCTTGATTCACAAATCAGAAATGATCTGACGACCTGGACAACGAATAATTTCCCGACGAAATCTGATGTTTCAGCCGCTCTTTCATTAAAACCAGGTCGTCAGTACATCACTCAGATCGGTGTTTATCAGAATGACAAGTCAAAGCCGTTCATGCTCCATGACGATAATTCCGGGGTATTTCTGGCAACCACGGGGATGTTGCCCACGGCAGGTTTGGGGGCTAATGGCTGGCACCGGGATAATGCAACCGGGATGATTACTCAGTGGGGGTCTGGTGGTTTTTCCAGTGGGCAACGCATCAATTTTCCGGTCGCTTTCCCAAATACTTGTGGGGCTGTTGTTGCCAATGACACAGGTATAGGCACTCTTGCGATATCAACAACAGAGCAGGATGCTCGCGGTTTTACTGTACGGGGATCCCAGGCAACCTTCGGACTCAGCTGGATTGCAAAAGGATATTAATATGGCAACGGTAGCTAAGGGTTATTCATATGTTTACGACGCAAAAACGAATGGCTTTTATGCGATTTCGCTTAAAGATAACTATGAAAAGGCAGATTCGTGGCCTGTTAGCGGCGTGAAAATTACTGATGAAGAACACAAAATCTTGATGGATGGTCAGTCTGCCGGAAAAGTGATTTCAGTCGATGAAAATGGCAAGCCAGTTCTTACTGATGCAGTGATTGATTATGTTGCGCTCGCGACAGTTGAGCGTGATAAACGTATGTCGGTGGTTACTGCCATGATCAGTCAGCGTGTCGATGCTCAGGATGATGGCGATATTACGGATGATGAACTGACAGAACTTTCAGAACTGCGAGAATACCGAGCAAAACTGCGCAGACTGGATTTAACTTCGGCTCCAGATATTGACTGGCCGGAGGTACCTGAATATGTGGCGTGAATCGCGTCTGGCTTTTACTGACTCACTGGCCGCGCTGAATTGTTCTGTTGTTCCGGCGCATCCGTGGATAAACGGCCTGGGGCAGCAGACGGATAATGGGGCATATCTCAGCCCGGTGAATGCCGTTCGCTATCTTGCTGAGAGGCTGGCCGGAACGGGCGGGAATGCCGATGTGATGATCATGATGGTGACAGGCCAGACGCATGAGAATTTTATGACCCGCCTCAACGGTCTGGTGGATGTTTTCCCGGCACCGGCATTCACTCAGGTAAAACGCCTGGCACAATCCGCTGCGGCGCTGACCATCGAAAAAATGCAGATCCCCGCCAAAGCCGGGGCGGGGTTGCCGGTGGCCATTCCGCTGTCTGTGCCAACCAGCAGGGCGGCATTGTCTGCGGCGGCTGTCAGCCAGGCACAAAAAGCGGCCAGTGCGGGATTCAGCCTGGACGGATTAAAGCAGCAACTGGGCGAGTTCGCGCAGCTGCGTGACAGTCTGATCGGTGATGTGGCCAGCGGGCTGAATGATTTGCAGGGGAAAAGTGCCAGAGCATGGGTGTTTACCAGCACCGGCGATACGGCCACCACGCTGCTGGAACTGGTAAAGGATATCCCGCAACCGTCTGCCGTCTATACCGCGGCGGTGATGCTGGTCGGTGACAATCTGGATGGAATAAAGGGAATGATTCATGACTTCGATCCCAACACTGGCGCTTAATGGCGAGGCTATCCAGCTGAAAAACATGCGCGTGACTGTATCGCAGCAGTTTCAGGATAAAGACCAGTCCGGCCAGACAAGTGCCACAACCAAATCAGAGCAGGGGGCAAAAGGGAAAGAGCTACGTATCAGTGGTGAAATTCCGTTTAAAAACCCGGAGATCCTGAAGCGTATTTTTGAACTGGCCAGCGCCACGGATGCCGGAGGCAACCGCCAGAAGTACCGCGTGGCGCATGAAGTGGCCAGAGCCGTGAATTTTCGTGAGGCGACATTCAGCGGGATGCTTGATGCCCCGCAGCAGGACGGGAAAATGGCCTGGCTGGTCACGTTTACGCTGGCAGAACATATCAGCGTGCAGGAAAAGCGGGAAGCCAGGGCAACAGGTAAAACGTCTACCAAGAAACAGACTGCCGGTAATGCGGGACAATCTGGCGGCCAGAGTGCCGGGGAAGATGAAGAAAAACTGACGTGGTTTGAAAAACGGGTGCTGAAACCCGTCAATGATGCTTTGGGTTAATGATGAAACCAGTTAAACGCCTGTACCTTTCAACGGATGAAGTTCACCTGGCTGATGCCAGCCTGGTGCTGGAGCTGAACAGCTGTGGCCGGGGATTTATCACTGCACAGACAACTACGGATTACACCGGGAAACTGGTGCGGCTGGATGTGGGGTATTCCGATCTGCTTTTGCGCTGGTTTACTGGCTATGTGGAACGCGCACAACCCGCCGAAAATGGTTTTCAGCGTCTGTTTGTTCGCGAGCTGGTCGGCGTATTTGAAAGGATGTGGCCATGTTCATTTCAGCATCCCACTTTGCGCAAGGTAGCCAGCTGGCTGGAGGAAAACAGCGGAATAGCTGTCAGTGTGCCGGATGCTCCTTACAGCGATAAACCGATCCCCCATTTCACCCATAACGGCACGGGCTATCAGCTGCTGAATAATCTGGGCAGGGCGTTCAGTATCCCGGATTACATCTGGTACCAGCTGCCGGATGGTTCCCTGTATGTGGGCGGCGCGGAAAAAGCGATGTTTGCCGGTCGTCCGGTCGATATCCCGGCAGAGTTCAGCCAGGGGGCTGCTGGCGGTAATTCCATGACGCTGCCAGTGATCCAGAGTCTGCGGCCGGGAGTGGAGCTGAACGGGGAGCGCGTGACCAAAGTGCACCTGACCAATGACGCAATGGCAGTTACCTGGACACCCAGAAATCGCGCAACAGGTCAGCCCTTACAGAAAACACCGGCACAGCGTCAGATTGAAAGCCATTACCCGGAACTGGCTTCCGGGTTGCACCTGCCAAAGCTGGCCAGAGTGGTGGCACCCAGTGAGGCTGTGAAAAGTGGTAATTTTGCCGATCCGTTCCGGCCGCGCTATGCCGTCGATGTGCAGCTGCTTGATGCAGACGGCAACCCGGATAACCAGACGCCGGTTTATTCTGCGGTGCCGCTGCCGGTACCTATGGCCGGGAATGACTCCGGCATGTTTCAGTTCCCGCCAGAAGGGACGCTGGTTGAAGTTGCGTTTACCGGAGGTCGCCCGGATAAACCGTTTATCAGGCAGACGCTGCCGGATGGTACCAGTCTGCCGGATGTTAAACCCGGCGAGCAGTTGCAACAGCAGCGGGCGGAGGTGTCGCAACGTGTTACCCAAGCTGGCGACTGGGTGAGGCAGACCGATCAGACCATCAGCGAAACATCGATGGCGCGGACGGTCAAAGCCGATACGGAGCAGCGCGAGCTGGTCAGCCGTGAAACCATGATTAAGGCTACCGATAAGACCACGGTGCTGGGTACCGCCACCCTGATGGCCGGAGCCATTCAGCAGGTCAGTGCCGGTGATTATAGCCAGGCCGTGAAAGGCAACAGGCTGGCCAGCATTGAAGGAAATGACGAAACCGATATTACCGGCAAGCAATCCACGAAAGTGGCCGGTGCCGTGGATTTTGATGTGGGGGGAACCCTGACTGAAAAGATTGCTGCATTACGCAAATCTGTGGCCTCGGGCGGTCAGCAGATTATGGGACCAACCGTCCATATTGGCAGTGAGAGCGTCAACACGCTGACCATGATGCTAGACACCATTGATTTACTGGCCGAACTGGCACAGCAATGTGCGAGCCATTCACATCCCAGCGTTGGTACGCCAACCAATGCCGGCGCATTCACACAGACGGCAGAGAAGGCCGGACAGACCCGGCGTAAGTATCAGAAAATAATCGCCTGATCATCCCATCAGCCCGCGCATAATGCGGGCTTTTTTGTACCCATTCCCAGACCTCACCAGATGCATTCTAAGCGCCTCTTTTATCTGACCGCGACCGCGTAACACCACAAAAGGATCTGTGCTATCACGTGACGCTGACGGCGCTACACGCTGACAAAATAAATCTTTCGCAGACAAAAACGGCACTACACCGCACCCGCCTGCGGTTTCTGGATAGATAAAATTTTTCAGTTTTCTTTTTCTACAAATCACCGCCTTGGACTGCGCCAGTACTGGCGGCTTCACAGAGAACGTGAACTGAAAAGATTGAAAAGAATTTCAGTGTTTTTCAGTTAGAAGGATCTTTAAAGGATCAGTATTTTTATGTAACTAACTGATATGTATGGTATATATATCTTTTATGTATTACATGTGATAAATGTCGTAAGAACTCTCTAAAAAATAAAAAAACCGCATAAGCCTTGGCTGGTGCGGAATTGAAAGAAACTAATCGTTTATAGGAACTGAAATCTTTGTACCGCTCTCGTTTCGTGATTTACATTTTTCAACTAAATAAATGAATGAATTTTGATTTTTTCTCAGAACGATGGAAATTGATTTTGAATACAGACTCCGGACCATGTTCACCAGTGCTTTGGAAGCTTATCATACGCATGGTGATATCTAACTGGATATTCTTCTTAGTGCCAGATATATCTTCGTATGTAATTTTAAGTTTGCCAAATTTTATAGGTTCTAGCATTATATCGGTAAGAGAGTTAGTTTGATCTGCTTCAGTGATTAAAAGCATTGGAATTAAACTTGGTAATTTTATACTAACTACTTCTGGGTTTTGTGTGATTGGCATGATGTACTCTATTTCCTTATTTACCTTAGGGATAGAGTAAGGTTTCATAAAACCATTGTTAAAAAAATCATAATTATGGTATTGATTTTCATCATTATCCTCATAGAACACTCCTTTTGTGAATTTTGCTACTGATTGTTTCGAATATATTGGGTGGTCTTCTAATTTAACAAATCCGCATGATGCTATATGTTTGTTATACTCAAAAAGCCACTGATACTTTATGTTTAATGCTGTTCCCAGTCCAATATTCAATACAGGAATGTCAATGTCGTATTCAGCGTTCAAGTCAAATGTTTTACATGGGAAAATAGATTTATCAATATAGATAGTCTTTAATTCGATATCTTTAATAATTAATTCAGGTTTTATTGAGATTGTTCTCTGTAAAACTGATTGTTTAACTGCATAAATAGCAGCGATCGCCGAGCATGAGGAAGCAAGGAAACCGCCAATTGTAACCCAACTATCAGTAGCCAT